AAACATAAACTTCAATATCCATATATTCCCAATAATTTTCACCATATATCCTTCTACCAATTTGTATCCATCTAATTATATTAACATAACAATTAATAGCTGTAACACCAGGATGCCCAGAAGGGTTACCTCTATTTAATTCAACTACAATACCTGGAGGTATTACTACATATTTTGTTATAAATGAACTAACTAAATGGAATATTACACGAAGTGATTCTCTTGTATCTATGCAATTTGAAAACATTATAGCACCAGTGGCCAGTAAATATTCACTATCAATAGATGAATCAAACTTAGGCCAATCAGCGTCAATAACATAATCATAATCTTGTGACTTACAATAAATATTAAATGCTTTAGTACCATCATACTCACTTCGAATGTGATATTTTGTTTCACTAAAAGATTCTGTTGCTACCATTAGTTTTTGAAAGAAATATGATAGTAATAGTATTTCATAATGCTCAGTTGATAATACAAGTCTAGTTGATGGTTCTAAGTTTTTATTATCAATAGATTTCATATCTTTCTCACGAGCGAAAACATCCCATAATGTAAAATTTTTAATTGCATATTTTTTAATTAATTCAAATTTCCTAAAAGCTAATAAGATTGCTGGCATAATAGTAGCTCCCTTATTTCGACAAGAAAAGAATCTCATTGAGTAATGACCGTTATGTGATTTAGGATTAAAGTTAGTCACATATGGGAGGTCATCAATACTATTCAAATTTAATGAAGGAGATAGTAACCAAGGTGAGTTATTGCATTGAGCAATAATTTCTTCAGCTTTATACTTAGTACTATCATCTTTCATAAATTCCTTAATATGACCAGAGTTAGAGTCATAAGACCCAGAAAAGACTTCTCTAAAATTAACTAATGACTCAGTAATATTCTTAAATATTTTAGGGAAAGTTAATTTAATGTTTTCAAAATATTTATTAGTAATTTTAACAATTACATTATTAAAATTAACTGGTCTACTTGGTCTAAATCCTACATAATTTGGAGTATATGCTACAACCCTATTAGTATTTTTAATACCAAAGTAATCTTTAAAACCATTAATATCAGTAACTTTAAGTTCTTTAACAATTCTTCCTTCACTTTTATTAAGTCTGAAAACTCTAATCTTTTTAATCTTTCTTTCAATCTTAGTTTTGATTTTAGAAATGTCCTTAGAATTAACAAAGTTTTCAAACTCAGCTAGGTAATTTAAGAATTGTTTTTTCCCTTCTTTTCTGATATCAAGTTTATGTTTCCCCCTCTTGAAATCATCTTGAGTTCTTTTAAGAGGCTCAATTAGAGGAACCCAGTTAAAATATTTTAAAAATTTAATTTTCTTTCTATAATATCTAATAATATTAAGAGCATTTTGTAAATTGAAGGTACTTACTTTTCCATGTTTTCAGTAATTAACTTATCAATATTAAGCTTCTTATCCTTTGTTAAGGCTTCAAGAAGCTTAATTTTGTAGTTAATTAAACATTCACGCGAATATGCTCTTTGATTAGGTGAGCTTGATGATGCGGGAGTATAATTATCAATAGCTAATTGAATTGATAAAGGTAAAGCAGTACTATTAAGAGAGATAATTTTTGCAATATTATCAGAAGTACTTAACTTTTTCTCAAATTCCTTATCAATTTCAGCTAGTTTATTTTTATACTCTGTTGCAGCATAAGCCTGTGCCTTTGCTTTATCAGAGTTAGCTTGACTTAATTTTTGAACTTCTTTAGAAGCTTGTTCAAAGTCTTTTGGGTCAACATAATCTCTGAAGTAAGTAGGAGCACCTTCAACAACAGCATATTCTAAATTTGCTTTCGCTAGCCAATCATTTAATTTAGCTGAGCGAGAGGCCAAAGCATAAACCTGATTTGCATCCTTAACCTTAATACCTGGATAGTCTTTTCTAAACTTTTGTTCGATAAACTTTTGTTTATCTGGTCTATAAGACTCATCCTTAGTAATTAACCAGTTATCAGGATTTGAATCTGGTTCATCAACAATAAAAACAGAACTACCAATTTTGAAACTAAAAACACTAGACATAATAAAAATTTTTTAAAGTAAATTATATGGCGCTATCCATTAAACCAATAGTCCCATCCTATTGAAATCTAACTTATAAGATATTAGGGGGTCCTCATGACAAATGAACCAATTAATGGCGTCTTAAAAAAGAACCTAGATGAATGCATGCACAAAAGCGTGTACGCGCTCATACATAAGGGGAACCCCCTAAAACAGTAACCACGAG